ATTGCAGGTTGGTATATAAAACCAAAAGTCTGTGATGATTTAATTAAATACTTTGAAGCGTCACCTAATAAACATCAAGGTTTATCTGGTGGAGTAGTTGATACAAAAAAGAAAATATCTTTAGATTTAAGTATTGATACTAAAAATGCGGCAATTCCTATTAATAATTATTATGATGAGCTGCAACAAGTACTAAATAAATATACTGAATTATATCCATATTCTAAAAACAAACATAATGATTTTGGAGTAAAAGAAACTTGGAATATACAAAAATATAATCCAAATGAAGGTTACTTTATAAAACATTTTGAAAGAGGTGGTCATTCTGTAAAGAATATAAACAGACATCTAGTTTTTATGACTTACCTTAATGATGTTAAAGAAGGTGGAGAAACAGAATTTATTTATCAAAAGTTAAAAGTTAAACCAGAAAAAGGATTAACTTTAATTTGGGGTGCTGATTGGACTTTCCTTCATAGAGGAATACCAGCACCAAAAGAAACAAAATATATTGCAACAGGTTGGTTTTCTTACAATTTATTTATTGCAACATTATAAGTAACTTTGACAATATGGGGGGAACGATGGAAGAAGCAATAAATTCATCTTTAGGAGATGAATGTGATGAGGGAAAATATTTTGCTAATGATGCAAACGGCTAACTCAACTTTTCGTTGGTTAGCATTTGTCGCAACTTTAATTGGCACGTATATATTAACTACAACTAATACCGAGTATCAATGGATTGGTTGGTTTATTAGTTTTTTATCTACAAGTATGTGGGTTTATTGTGCTTATAAAGATGGTGATATTCCTCGTTGTACAATGGAAGCGTGTTTTATGTTTTTATGTTTAAAAGGTACTATTTCTTGGTATGGCTAAAAAACCAAAATGGGGAGTAAACACTTACGTCAAACGTACTAAACCTAAAATTGGACGACACAAAAAACGAATGAATCGTGATGAGAAGCGTTCATATAAAAAATATAGAGGACAAGGAAAATAATGCCAAGTCATTATAAAAGAGATTATAAAAAAGAATATAGAGAGTATCAAGGTACTCCTAAACAAAAAAAGAATCGTGCAAAACGAAATGCTGCTAGACGTAAGTTAATGGCTACAGGAGCAGCTCATAAAGGAGATGGTAAAGACGTACACCACAAGGACGGCAATCCTCAAAATAATGCTAGAAGTAATTTACAAGTAACTTCCAGAAAAAAGAATAGAGGTAAGTTTCGGGTAAGTTAAATGAAATATGTCCTTATTATATATCTTTGCACATTTTTAGATCAACCACAGTGTTTTAAATCAACAGTTATTCCATTTGAATTTCCTACTTATTATGATTGCATCACTGAAGGTTATAAATATTCATACAACTCTTTAAAAGAAATTGATCCTACTGAAATTGAAGATAAAAAATTAGCAGTAAAATTTGAATGTAGGGAAGTTAAATTAAAAAAAGAAAAAAAGGTAGATACTTAATATGTGGTTCGGATTAGCAAAAATAGCTCTACAAACTGGAGCTAAAGTTTATTCAAATAAACAAAAACAAAAAGAAGCGATGTCACAAGCAGCTCTTTTAACTGCTGAAAAGATGGCTCGTGGTGAAACAGAATATCAAGGTAAATTATTAGAAGCTAGACAAAATGATTATAAAGATGAATTTGTATTGATCATACTTTCAGCTCCGATCATTGTATTGGCTTATGCAGTATTTTCAGATGATCCAGATATGATGCAGAAGATTGAATTATTCTTTCATCATTTTGGTAATCTTCCAGTTTGGTTCCAGACTTTATGGATAACTGTCGTGGCTAGTATTTTTGGTATTAAAGGTACACAGATATTTAAAAATGGTGGAGGGCCTAAAAAGAAATGAAGCTTAATGAATCCACAAATGTAGCAATGCCAATAAGAAATTTAATTTCTATTATTGCAGCAGTAGCTGTAGGTGTTTGGGCTTTCTTCGGTATTCAAGAAAAGCTAAACACACATAGTACACAATTAGAAATTATGCAGAAAGATTTAATTCTTAATTCAGAATTTAGAATTGGTTGGCCTAGAGGATTACTAGGTTCATTACCTGCGGACAGCGAACAATTTATGCTTATTGAAGAATTATATAAACAAACTGATAAACTACAAGAACGAGTAGATAGTATGTTACATAATGAAGTTAATATTTCAGCTTTAACTAAAGCTGTTGAAAAACTACAAACAGATGTAGAAAAATTAAAAGATAAACAAAGGGAGTTTGCAAATGGAAACAGTCATTAGTGGAGTAATAGTTTTATGTATGTTCTACCAAGGAGGTATTATTGAGCATACTTATATACAAGATCAAAAGATGAGTTCTTGTTTAAAAGCAAAAAGAACAGTTGAAAGGTCAGTTAATCCTGAAAATGTAAGAATGCAATGTGGTAAAGTAGATGCCATAATTGAAAAAGATGAATATAGCGACAAAATGAGAGTGGTTAAAATAATTAAGGATAAATATGACTCATCAGGATATACAAAATAAATCAGAAGATAAAACTTACGAAAATGAAACGCAAGAATCTACACAATTAAAAAATATAATTGATATGAAAGAAGCACAGATAACTACATATCAATCTAATCAAATGGCTTTATATGCAGAAGTTAAAAAGTTAAGAAAAGAAAATGACGAATTAAGACTATTTAAGATTAAAGCAGTAGAAGAAGCTAAAAAGGAAGCTGATAATTTAATGATTAATAAGTGTTTAAAATATGAAGATGAAATTAAGGAAGTAAAAGAAGATAATAAGAAATTAGCAAAACAAATAGAAGATTTAAAAAAGGAAGCAAAGGATATGTTATTATATCCATAATTTTATGACATTGAGTATTACTATGATTGATTGGTTTATTGATAAGATTGGAAAAATATCTAGAAGTATATTTCATTGGACTTGGAGAGTTCAAACTCACAGAAAATACTATAAAAATAGAAACAAAGAACAATGAATTATTTATTAACAATGTTTATTTGTTCAGTAGGAGTACAAGGTACAACTTGTTTGCCACCTATAACATTTGATATATTGTATAAAGATGGGTATGACTGTATGGTAGATGGTTATACAAAATCACATGACAAAATTGTTGAAATTGGAAGAGAAGAAATTAACAAACATAAAATCTATGTAAAGTTTGGTTGCTATGAAGATCTCTCTAACAAACCCACAACATAAGGTAAGTAAATCAAATAAAAGGTTTAGAGTTTTAGTATCAGGTAGAAGATTTGGTAAGACCTATCTTTGTATTACTGAAATGATGAAATATGCTACACAAGTTAATAAGACTATATGGTATGTAGCACCTACCTTTAAAATGGCTAGAGAAATAGTCTGGTCTAAACTAAAACAAATGCTATCTGAATTTAATTGGATAGATAATATAAACGAATCTAATTTACAAATAAGAGTTAAAAAAACAGGAAGCACTATATCATTAAAAGGTTGCGAGAACTATGACTATTTAAGAGGTGTTGGAATTGACTTTTTAATATTAGATGAATTTGCTGACATTGATGAAAAGGCTTGGACAGAAGTATTGAGAGCATCTATTTCTGATACAGAGGGCGATGTTTTAATGTGTGGTTCTCCTAAAGGATATGGTAATTGGAGTTATCGTATGTATGAAAAAGGAAAGCTAGATAAAGAATGGGATAGTTTTCAATTTACTACTTTACAAGGTGGCATAGTTTCAAAGGAAGAAATAGAACAAGCTAAACAAGATTTAGATTTAAGAACATTTAGACAAGAATTTGAGGGTACATTTGAAAATTATGCTGGTGCTGTATATTATAACTTTCATGCTGTTGATAATGTTAAGCCAAAAGAAATAGATTGGAAAAAACCATTACACATAGGATTAGATTTCAATGTTGACCCAATGAGTGCCGCAGTAGCACAAATAGACAAAGATAATATACATTTTGTTGATGAAATTATTATTTATTCAAGTAATACAGATGAAATGGTACAAGAAATAAGGGATAGATATGGAAGCAAACAAAGAATTTTTGTTTATCCTGATCCAGCTTGTAGGCAAAGAAAAACTTCTGCTGGTGGTAAAACTGATTTAACAATATTACAAAATGCTGGGTTTAATGTTAAATGTAAAATACGACACAGTCCTATTAGAGATAGAGTCAATGCAGTTAATTCAAGATTGAAGTCTGCTGATGGAAAACGATATATTTTTGTATCGCAATCTTGCAAAACTATGATAAAAGGTTTACAAAGACAAATATACAAGGAAAACACAAATATTCCTGATAAGGAAGAAGGTTACGACCACATGAATGACGCAATTGGATATTTAGTTGAAATAGTTAAACCACTAATAACAAATCCAACTTCATTTAAACCTCAAAGATGGAATATAAGACAAAGGTAATATGGCATACTCTAGGGAAGAAGCATTAACAACTCACAAAGACTTTCAGCAAAATATAAAAAATTGGGAGTATTATATTCGTTCCTATAATGGTGGTTATGATTATATGATGGGACAATATCTAAATAGATATAATTTAGAATTAGACCAAGAGTTTAATCAAAGACTTGCTAATACACCTTGCGACAATCATTGTAAAAATATTATTCAAATTTATTCTTCATTTTTATTTAGAGTAAAAGCTAGTAGAGATTTTGGTGCTATGGCAGATGAAGCTAGTTTAGAAACATTCTTAAAAGATGCTGATTTAGATGGTAATAATTTTACAACTGTTATTAAACACGCACAAAATTATGCCTCTATTTATGGACAGTGTTTTTTAATATTAGATAAACCAAAAATACAAACTGATACAAAGGCAGATGAACTTAATCAAGATATAAGACCATACCTATCAATCGTTACTCCTGAAAATGTTTTTGATTGGAATTACAAAAGATTACCAAATGGAAAATATGTTTTAGATTATTTAAAGATTAGGGAAGAAGTTGATAGAAGTGGTGGAACATATTTTAGATGTTGGCACACAGATGTAGTTGATACTATTTATGTTCCAGATGGTGGAGCTGAACCTGTTTTGATAGATACTGCCGATAATCAGATTGGCAAAATACCAGCAGTTATTTTATACAATGCAAAGTCACACAAACGAGGCATTGGTCAATCTGACCTTACAGATATTGCTGATTTACAAAAATCTATTTATAATGAATTTAGTGAAATAGAACAATTAATAAGATTAACCAACCACCCATCATTAGTTAAAACAAATGGAGTAAATGCTAGTGCTGGTGCTGGTGCTATTATAGAAATGCCTGAAGAAATGGAACCAAATTTAAAACCATATCTATTACAACCATCAGGACAAAATTTAACTTCAATAATGGACTCAATAACTAAAAAAGTTGATTCAATTAATAGAATAGCACATACAGGAGCAGTAAGAACAACTAAAACACAAGTATCAAGTGGAATAGCACTACAAACTGAATTTGAATTATTAAATGCTAGACTATCTGAAAAAGCTGACAACCTACAATTAGCTGAAGAACAAATATTTAAGATATACGCAGAATATCAAAATGCAAACTTTGATGGAGAAATAAATTATCCTGATTCATTTAACATAAGAGATTATGCTAGTGATTTAGTATTCTATCAACAAGCTAAAGCAGTCAATGTACCATCTTCTACTTTGAATAAAGAAATAGACAAAGAAATAGCAAGAGCAGTAGTTGATGATGATGAAAAACTTGGAGAAATATTTGATGAAATAGATGCTAATAAAGAAGTTGGACAATTTACCCAAGAAGAACCTCAACAAGAAGATCAAGAGGTAGAGGAAGAAGAAGTTTAATGAATGTCAGATATTATTCAAGATTTTGCAGATTACAGAATTAGGTCTATTGAATTAGCCGAAGCCAAATATTACGAATCCTTAATTAAAACTTTAGATAACATTGAAAAGCAAATAACAAGTCTTGCTGGTAGAACATTACCCACAGATGATTTGGGTAGATTGTTTGATTTAAAAATAGCAGTATCAATGCAACCAAAGATTAGAACGATTCTAGAAAAGGAATATTTAGCTTGGAGTGATACAGTTGTAAGAGAGGGATTTAATAAACAAGCTAAAAGAATTGAAAAAGCATTTAAAGGAATAAAGGTAGCAAAAGAATTTCAACAATTAACTAATGCTGATTTAACATTAATTACTAATTTAAAAAGACAAACATTTACTCAATTTAAAGATGTATCTAATACTATGACTAGAAGATTAACTGAAAAAATATACCAAGCTACATTAACAAGTGTAGAATTTGTAGAATTAGAAAAGGATTTAAGACAAACTATTAATGGTATTTATGCTAGAGCAGATGATAAGAAAATAGATAAGCTAGTTAATAGTATTAAAAAAGATGAAGTTAAACTTAAAAAAATAAGAAGAAACTCTATTGCTGGAAAGAAATTAAGGCAAAAATTAGACAAAAATATTCAAGTATTACAATCTAAATTTGCTAGTGATCGTGCTGGGGAAAATATGAAACGATATGCTGGGCAGATATTAAATGATTCATTAAGAGAATTTGACGCACAACTTAACCTTGCAAAGTCTAAAGATGCTGGATTAACATATTTGAAATATCAAGGGTCATTAATACCAACAAGTAGAGATTTTTGTAGGGTTGTAAGAAGCGGTGGTTATGATATACGAAAGAATGGACTATTCACAATTGATGAAGTCAAACGACTATGGAGTAGTAGAGGTTGGAAAGGTAAGAAGTCTGGAAACCCTTTAATAGTTCGTGGTGGTTATAATTGTCGTCATCAATGGAGCTATGTCAATCCTGATTGGTATGACAGTAGCGGCAAACTTATAATGTAAAGGAGAAAACATGTCTGAAGAAAATAAAACTGTTGAACCAGCAGAACAAAATGTTCAAGCTACAACAGAAGTCAAAGAAGAAGTAAAAGAACAACCAAAAATAAATTCTTTTACTCAAGAACAGCTAGATAATATAATTAAACAAAGATTAGAAGCTGAAAAAAGAAAACACGATAAGCAATTAGAAGAAATCAAGAGGCAAGACGAAGAAGCACTTAAAGAAAAAGAAATTAAGGAAGCTAAATCTAAAGCTGAACTTGAAAAGCTAATGCAAGAGAGAATAGCTGAAAAAAATACTGAAATTCTTAAATATAAAAACGAAATTAAGAAAGAAAGAATTGACAATTCAGTATTATCTGTTGCGTCTAAAATGAATGCTATTAACCCACAACAAGTTGTTGATTTGTTAAAAAGGGATATAAAACTTAATGACGATAATCGTATAGAAATACTTGATAATAATTCAAATATTAGGTATAACGAAAAAGGAGAACTACTTACGATTGAACAAAGAGTCAAGGAGTTTTTAGATGCTAACCCACATTTCTCGCAAGGGTCTAAGTCTGGTACAGGGAGTCAGAGTAGCATTGAGGGGAAAACTGTAAAACCTTTTAATATTCAGGATTTAGATATGAGTAAGCCAGAAGATCGTGCTAAATATGCTGAGTATCGCAAAGAACGAGATTCAAAACCTACTCAAATTAATTTAACAAATAAATAATAAAGGACAATTACAATGGCAAACGAAAGCACAAGTTCTACACT